GAGGTTTTGAATAAAAACGCTATTATAGAACGGTTTAATATTCACCCGGACAACTTTGCTCTTGCAAGGGCCATTTGTGGCGACAAAAGCGATAACTTGAAAGGAGTACCAGGAGCAGGTCTTAAAACAATTGCTAAGCGATTTCCTTTTCTAAAAGAAGAGAAATCCTCCACCACCGATCAGATCTTTGATATGTGTAAGACTGTTGATAGTGACTTGAAAATATATAACAGCATTTTACAAAATGAGGAAGTGGTTAAAGAAAATTATAAAATTATGCAGTTATATTGTCCTAGTATCTCAGTACAAGGAAAGCAAAAAGTTAAAAATATAATCCAAAATTTTAAGTGTGAATTTAATAAAACAAATGTTATTTGCATGATGAATGAAGATGGATTTGGAGTATTTGACTGGTCGAGTCTCTTTGCAACCATGAAAAGATTTTGCTTGACAACGAAAGAAAGTTAGTGTATGATTGTAATGAATAATCCAAAAAAAAGGAGAAATTAATGGGTTTGAGCAAAACGAGTATTTATAGCAAGCTCGAGCAAGATGAGATTCTTGCTCTTAAGAAAATTGAGCAAGCAGGCTATAATAGTCCATATAATAAATTTCGAGCTGCGCTTGAGACAGGTGATAACAAGAGATACGTTGTAGATCTTCGCACTGTAAAGTATGGAGATATAGAAGAAAATCAGGTTTCTGTTGACGTCATTTTTAAGACTCGATGTACTGAAGAGCTGCAGCCACTGATCGAGATGCAGGGACTGCAACATCCTCCAATTGTCGAAGAAACATCCATACCTGGCAAATATAAACAAGTTACTGGCCACCATCGGGCATACACAATGGATATGATCCAAGGTTCCGTTCCTGTAATTGTTGTAACTAAAAATTATAATCTTAAAGGTGGACAAGTGTCACCAGATATTGATTTAATTCAAGGGATAAGATCAAATCCCCGACAAGAAAATAGAAGCTATAGTATGGATGATGCAGTGCTTATGATTCAGAAATCCTTACGGCTTAACCCCTTCCAAGATGGGAAAAACCCGCGTGGCAAGCTGCCTCCCAGAACTTCAGATGATAAATTTGATTTTGACGATCTTATGAATAGACTTTATGGTCCATATTGTTTTCCGCACAAGGCAATTAGAACGAAAATATTTAATCGCGTACGTACCGGCGCCGTCGCTTCAAAATTAATTGATATCGACGAGAATGAACAAACCAGCCACCTTGCTAGGATTAGCTGGGACGTGGGGCTCGTAGCTTCTGGCAAAAGAAAAGATTCTCCGGAGCATTTTGATACAAGCAGAAACTGCATCATTATTGTTTCAGATAATAATGGTCAAAATTTTGATGGTCGTATGATGAACGTGGTCATGAAATATCATATGGACAATGAATACAAGCAAAATCTAGAGGATAACAATATCAAATTTATAGATGTTGCGGGAAGGATTTATAAGCCTCCCACTGACAAAACATCATTAGATCAGAAAAGAAGCCTTTTCAAAAAAGTTGTACAAAGATGGAACGAGTTTTTCCCGGACGCAAATGTGAATTTGAAAATTAGATACCTTGCTCTTCCTAAACAACTTAAGGTACACGATGACACGGATAAACTGTTTGATGTTCGATGATGGTTGATGAAAAAGACAAAAAGATGGAAGAAATTATCATTGAGATACTCGAAGAATTTGATAAATTTTCCACAAACATATCGGCAGAAGCATCCAGAAAGGTAATTGCGGCGGCCGTCGTTAAAAAAATTAAAAAAATGTATGACTACAATATAAAGTATTATTATAGTTAACACTTTACGCCTGTAGTTCAGTAGGTTAGAACGCCACTCTTATAAGGTGGAAGTCCCTGGTTCAAGTCCAGGCGGGCGTACCGAAACTGATAGAGTATATTAATGACATTGAATGATAAAGCATCACTATCAAAATATGGAAAAGATTTTCAAGAAAAATTATGCCAATTAGTTCTACAGGATAGGACTTTTTGTGATCAAATAATGGAAGTCTTTGATATTGAGTTTTTAGAACTTAAGTATCTTCGTGTTTTTGTAAAAAAGATCTTTGAGTATAAAGAAGAGTTTAGTGTCCATCCCTCTTTTGAAACGATGGCTACATTATTAAGATCCAGCCTGATCGAAGAGAACCATGCTGTGCAAATTCAAACTCGAGACTTCTTCGCTAGAATTTACAAGTCTGACATGTCTGTTGACGGAGAAGACTTCATCAAGAAAACTTCACTTGATTTTTGTAAGAAGCAAAAGTTGAAGGAAGCGATGCTTAAAAGCGTAAAACTTCTTCAGAATTCGTCTTTTGATGAAATTGCTTCAGTCATCAACGATGCTTTAAAACTTGGCATTGATAATGATTTTGGGTATGATTACTTAAAGGACTTTGAAGAGAGATTCAAAATTAAAACTAGAAATCCAGTAACAACCGGATGGCCGCTCATCGATGAATTATGTTTGGATGGACTGGGTCAGGCAGAACTTGGAGTCGTCATCGCACCAACCGGTGTAGGAAAATCAATGGCACTGGTTCATTTAGGCGCTCAGGCTTTACTACAGGGCAAAAATGTTGTACACTATACACTAGAGTTAGCTTCCACAGTAATAGCATCTAGATATGACAGTTGTGTAACCAAAGTGCCCTTGAAAGATCTACACGCATTTAAAGACAATATATATGAAAAAGTTAAGGATATCAAAGGGAGATTAATTGTTAAAGAATATGCAACAAAATCTGCTAGCCCTATGACACTTAAGAACCATTTAGAGAAACTTAGACAGAGAAACATTAACGTTGATATGGTAATTGTGGATTACGGAGATTTATTGCGACCATCTATTATAAGAAAAGAAAAAAGACATGAATTGGAAACTATTTATGAAGATCTCCGAGCCATGGCCCACGAATTTCAGTGCCCCGTGTGGACAGCTTCACAAACTAATAGGTCTGGATTGAACGCAGATGTTATAACTATGGAATCTATATCAGAAGCGTTTAATAAGTGCTTCGTGGCAGATTTTATTTTTACTATTTCTAGAACCATCAATGATAAAAAGAATAACAGCGGCACGATGTTTATTGCAAAAAATAGAAATGGCCCGGATGGTATCCAATATTCTATGATCATGGATACTTCTCGTGTATTACTCCAGGTTTTGGATAAAAAAGAAGAAGGCGCCACAAGCATTGTGAAAAACGCAAAAGAACAAAGCGATCTTTTAAAAGAGAAATATAAGAAATTTATTGAAGGTGCAAGATGATATACACTACAGAAGAGGTTGAAGAAGAGACATTAAAATATTTTGACGGCGACACACTTGCCACTAATGTGTGGATTACAAAATATGCTTTAAAAAACAAGGAAGGGAGTTTAGTAGAAAAAACTCCTGATGATATGCATAGACGCTTAGCATCCGAATTTGCGAGAATGGAAGAAAAATTTGGAGGAAAGAGGGCGCTTTCCGAGAATGATATTTATGAGTTGTTCGAGCATTTTAAATACATTGTGCCTCAAGGTTCCCCAATGATGGGTGTTGGTAACAACTATGTCAACGTGTCTCTGTCAAATTGTGTTGTAGTGGACTCCCCCAGAGACAACATATCATCAATTGTAGACTCAGGAAAAGAACTAGCCAACCTCTTTAAAAGAAGATGTGGCGTTGGCTTAGATATTTCGAAGTTAAGACCAGATGGTTCTTTTGTTAATAATTCTGCAGGCACCACCACCGGCGCGTGGTCTTTTGCTGATTTTTATTCTTATGTTTGTCGTATGATTGGCCAAAACGGAAGACGCGGTGCATTAATGATCACCATGGACGTTCGCCATCCGGATATTGAAAAATTTGTTGCCATGAAACATGATTTGAAAAAAGTCACAGGTGCTAATGTTTCTGTAAAAATAAGCGATAGTTTCATGGAAGCTGTTGAGAATAAACAGTCTTTTACTTTACAGTTCCCGGTTGACTCAGAAAAACCAACACACACGAGAGAGATTGAAGCTTGTGATCTTTGGAATTTAATCGTAGAGTCGGCCACGAAAACCGCTGAGCCTGGGTTGATGATGTGGGATAATATTAAAAATAATCTGCCGGCAGAGTGTTATGCCAATGATGGTTTTAAAACTTTGACTACAAATCCTTGCGGTGAAATTCCTTTGTCTGCTTATGATAGTTGCCGTTTAATTTCTATAAATCTCAAACATTTTGTTATCAACCCCTTTAAAGGGCCAAAGTTTGATTTTTATAAATTATATGAAGTAGCGGTCCATGCGATGAGGTTATCAGATGATCTTGTGGAACTTGAAGTTGAAAAGCTTGAAAAAATTATTAAGGCCTGCGACACAAAGGACGAAAGAGCTTTGTGGAAAAATATTTTAAAAGCTTGCCAAGACGGTCGCAGAACTGGTTTGGGTACTCATGGATTGGCAGATGCAATTGCGTGCTTGAACCTTCATTACGATTCTGACGAAGCTTTAAAGGTAATCAAAAGAATTTATGAAACCTTAAGAAATGCTGCTTACACGGAAAGTGTCAATTTATCCAAAGAAAGAGGCGCATTTAAAGTTTTCGATTGGGAAAAAGAAAAAGATAACGATTATATCAAAAGGCTGCCGGAAGAAATCCAGAATATGATTAGAGAGTTTGGAAGACGCAATATTTCTATTTTAACAAATGCGCCTACTGGCTCTGTCTCTATCATGTCTCAAACAAGCTCTGGACTCGAACCGGTATTTAGAAACTTCTATACACGAAGACGTAAATTGTCTCACAACGAGCAAGAGCTTAAGCCAGATTTCGTCGACGAACTTGGAGACAAATGGTTAGAATATAAAGTATTCCACCATAATGTGCGGGAATATCTTGCTTTGTTTAGCACTGAAGAAATTCCAGACTTTTTTGTTGAAAGCGATCAAATCGACTGGCCAAAAAGAGTAGACATTCAAGCTGCTATTCAGAAAAGCATTGATCATTCTATCAGTTCAACAATTAATCTGCCAAAAGGTACTAACCCAAGCGTTATAGGCAAGCTTTATTTTGAGGGGTGGAAAAAGGGACTCAAGGGCGTTACGGTTTATGTAGATGGAAGCAGAAGTGGGGTACTGGTAGCAGAGACACCAGAAGAAGTGTTCCCGCAAAACGGCGCGCCAAAAAGGCCTCATGAACTTTCTTGTGAAATTCACCACACAACAATTCAAGGTGAGAAATGGACTGTTCTTGTTGGTTTGTATGAGAATAAGCCATATGAAGTACTTGGTGGACTTTCTAATTTAATTGAAATTCCAAAAAAATATAAAGAAGGAGTTTTAACAAAACATAATTTTAAAACTAGAAACAATCGTTATGATTTGCAAATTGATGAGGGGGACGATGCGATGGTTATTAAAGATGTCGTAACTGTTTTTGATAATCCAACGAATTCCGCATTTACGAGGATGATTTCTTTGTCCCTCCGTCACGGAGCAAAGCCTAGTTTTTTGGTAGAGCAGTTACAGAAAGACCGCGATAGCGATATGTTTAGTTTTTCCAGATGCATCGCGAGAATTCTTAAAAATTATATTCAGAATGGGGAAAGAGTGGAGAATGATAAAGTGTGTGAAATATGTGAAAAGGAAGGATTAATTTACCAAGATGGATGTATAACTTGCGCAGCATGCGGTTATGCAAAATGTGGATAATTCAAAAAAAGGAGGCAATATGAAATTATACCCAAGAAACAGACATTTAATTATCGAACCAATTGAGGAGAAGCCAGAAGAGCAAACAGGCATTTTACTTCCGGAAGATTACACAAAACCGAAACCTCCTTTTATGCAGGCTCGAGTGAAAGAACTTTCGCCTGATTGTACTGTAAATGTATCCAAAGGAGATAAGATTGTGATCGAGCGCTCTATGCTACAAGAAGTAGAAGTTAGTGAAGGTAGTTTCTATTTAGTTTTAGAGAATTATATATATGGAGTACTATCAAATAGATGAGCATGACATTAAAAGAAATAAAACAGATCATTAAGAAAACTCTTATTGTCGAAATTAGATTGAAGAGGTGGCTTAGTACACACTTTAGCACTAATGGTTTTGCATCGATAACGTCGGATCGTGGTGATGTTTCAGCAGAAGAAAATAATAGAAATTTTGAAGAACTTATGAAGATGGTTCGGCATGCCGGCTTTGGTTTTGTTAAAACAGAGGGTGGCTGGGAAGAAACACATGAAGATGAAAAAGTTCATGTTACAGAGAGAAGCTTAATGATTCCAAATTACTCTACGAAAGGAAACGAAGGAGAGGTACACGTTCTTTTTGATTTGTGTAAATCGGCTGCTGATATGTATAACCAAGAAGCATTTTTATTTGGCTGGGGCCAATATCACGATCAAGGACCAGAAGACCCTGGAGCGCCATTTGCGGCAGTCTATGATAGAGGTGGCAAGCTTCTTTATGGACCATTTACTGAAGCCGAAGAAGGCAACGCGCTGAAAGTATGGTCTAGATTAGTTAAAGGAAAAGACAGAAGAGTTAAATTTACTTTTACTGAATGGGCCGCAGCAGATCCTCCGGAAAATCAATTTGAAGCAATGGGAAGATCTAGCCTAGGCGAAATATTTTTAGCTAAACCAAAGAGGAAAAAATGACATTAGCAGAATTGCTTTGCATGGCAGTGCTTTCGATTGGCATGCCAAACGCAGATTTTGCATGTTATCACATGCACACATTAGTAGAAGCTTCTGAGCAAAACAAGATAGATCCAGTTATACTTACTGCACTGATTTTTGTTGAAAGCAGGTGGAGTCCAAACGCAGTTAGCAGATCCGGAGCGTGTGGTCTGACTCAAGTCATGCCACATTGGTCGTCTGGCAAGAAAGAAAGTTTTGGCAAACGTTTAACTTGCAAGCAGCTTTTTGATCCTGATACTAGTATTAGAAGGGGTACCAAAATATTTGCGTACTGGTTTCATAGGTATGGTAAACAAAGATATAAAACTGCTCTATGCGGGTATAATGCTGGATATCGATGTAAAGGAAATAATCCTTACCCGCGAGGCATTGCATATGCAAAAAAAGTATTGAGGTATGCAAAAAAAATCAGAAGAGAACTCCGTTTACTCAAAAAATACGAAGAAGAAGATATCCCAGGCTGCATGATGTATGAATAGGCATGTGTATGAGTGCGATGAGGTTGTAATAGGTAATGATTTAAATGCAATTTTATACGCATATATAAACTCTGCGCGCCTGCTATTAAATAATCAAAATAAACCATTGTTCTTTGAGTTCTTGCCAAGGGATTTTGATATATCAAAACTGGGCATAAAGCCAGAGGAATATGAATTGCAAGGCGTGGATTCGACGAAAAGTGTGGGCCCTTCAAAGTTAGAAGTTTGGGAGCGTCTAATGTTTGTACTTTCTTTATCAGGTTTAGTTCTCATGGCAGATAAGATTGCGTCGATTAGACTAGAGGATACTCTTAAAATTACAACGCGCAATTTTAAGTTTGCTGAAATTAAATTTAATAGACTTCGAATATTTGATGATGAAAACATCCTTGGTTTAGATATTCCCAAAAAAGAAATAAATAAGTACAAAGTTGTTGATTGGATTGATGTTAAATCTGGAATGATTCATCCGTATGATTATTTTGAAACCAATGAAGACTTTGTGAAGGAAGTATATTTTTATCCTTCGCTGAGAATAGATGGAATTAGCAATAAAAAAGATCTGGCCGCAGTGTCTTATATGAACAAAGAAGATTTAAATAATTTTGACTATTCTGATACCATGGCAAAATTTAAAACCTTAAAGCTAATGAAGGACGTAGGAATCCGAGGCGCTCGGAATGGTCGCGACTATTATAATCCCGAAAAATACAAGTACTACGCCGTCAAAATTTACCCTAGAAAACGAGAGGTGAGAAAGCTTTCTTTATTAAATCAATATGAAAATAAAGAAAGCTTGATTTTTGATTATAGATCAGCAATTGAAGTTTGCAATGATTCAATGTCATTAAATACTTATTGCGCAAAACTGAATGGGCAAGTTTCGAAAAGATGAAAATTGAAGATAAGAAACATTTCCATCTTGCAGGAGTTATACCAGTTGCCGGGCAACCTTTAGGTTTTAATTTTCCGTGGCATGATTGTTGTATGCCGATTGCTCCTGACTTTCTAGCGATTGAACGGGCGACCGTCGAATGTGCGTATGCTGGCTGTGAGACAATTTGGATTGTTTGTCATGATGACATGCAACCGTTGATTAAGTATCGCTTAGGAGAGTATATCAACGATCCGGTGTGGGCTTCCAGGCCATATGATCCGAAAGCTTCAGAAGGAAGAAAACCAATACCAATTTTTTATGTACCTATTCATCCTAGCGATAGAGATAAAAGAGATTGTTTGTCTTGGAGTATTTTGTACGGCGCTGTATCCGCCTATAACGTGAGTTTGGGAATTAGTAAGTGGGTGACTCCAGACCGATACTATGTTTCTTTTCCTTATGGAATATACCCTCCTGAAATTTTAAGAGAGTATCGCGGCTCTATCTCAAGTTATGAAGGCTTTTGCTTGTCTTATGAAGGGGACACTGTGGCGAAAAATCAGTATTTGGGGTTTACATTTAATTCTGAAGAATTCGTACAAATTCGTAAAAATTTAAGAAAAAAAGCTACAGGTCTGTACACTTCAAATCTGAAAGA